GGTTCATCAGCGTCTCAGCGCTGTTACCCTGGAGGACCGTGGACATATCGGTGAGCAGGACCATCGTGGAGAAGGCCTGGATCAAATCGTTGACGCTCTGCCGCGTCTCCAACCAATTATCGACGTACGGCTTCGCCATCTGCGTGCGCGAGAGACCGCCGAACGAGAAGGCGGGCTTCAACATATCGGGCACAGGCATCGAAACGAACGTCAAGAAGCGCGAGAAGTGAACCGACCGGCGCATGACGTACCACTGGTCGGGCCGATACCAATCGTCCTTCATCGGATCGCTGGCATTGTAGTTCGACGGATACGCCCAGATAGGCTCGATGACCTTGAGCGACTTCAGAAAACCCTTCTCCACCTTTTGTTCGGTGAAAGACGATGTTCCATCGCCCAGGGGGGTCTTCAGCTCTGCGTCGTCATCGGTCGCGCCGGTGTCGATGTAAATATGCGAGCGGCCAAACCATCCGTCTTGTTCGGAGACTTGGCGAAAGACAGAGCGAACGTCCAGCCGATCCATCTCCGCTTCGAGCGCCTTGATCTTGTCTTCCTTGTCGATGTCCTCGGAGATCGTCTGGATTTTGATCCACTTACGCGTGGCCTCGGTCGAGATGACTTCAGAGATCAACCGATACTCAGGAATCTGCGCGAGTTCGGAGAGATAGGCGTAGCCGAGGAAGGTGTAGCCTTCCTGGAAGGCGACGTTGTAAAGCGAATTGTTCGCCCACGCGACCGCTTGTGTACCGACCGTCAGCGACGAGTCGAATGCCAGCTTCTTGCCCTTCGGCAGAACGCCAGGCGGCGGGACGGCGGGACGGAATACTGCGGAGTGGTCCTGCTGGACCTTCTTCTTGCTCGTTGATCCCGACCGGGACATAGCCAGCGCATCGGCAGAGATTTTCATCCCACCGCGCGCTGGCTTTGCCTTAGTCTTGGACGTGGCTTTACGAGCTGCCACTAGTTCGTCGAATGCTTAGGCGGTCGGCGGCACGTCGGGCGCGGGGGCCGGTTCGGGCGCTGCCGGCGTGTTCTTCGCGACATCGGCTGCGAGCGCGGCGGAGTTCGCCTTGATCGTGTCGATAACGGCCTGTACATCGGCGCTGACGTTTCCCCCGGCGAGTGCCGCCGCGAGCTGAGCAGCGATATTGTCCATCAGGACGACCGCGCTCTGTACCACCGAAGTGTTTTCGGCCACTGCCGCCTTCAGGTCATCAATCTGGGCCATGATGTCTCTCCTTGTGTTGAGGACGGCCACCACTAGCGATGCTACCGTCTCGTTGGTCATCTTTATGTTACGCTCGATACCCGCAAGGCGCTTGTCCCTGCAGCCGAACCACCAAAAGCTCATCGTCTCGGTCCTCCGGTTTGGGAAAGCGCATCAGACGTAATGATCATGGGCAGCTTCACAGGGAAGAAGTTCATCATCACCGAGTCCGCCAGGTTGGGAGACTTCGCGCCTTCTGGCTTCTTATCCACCGCCAGTCGGAGCTTCCCATCGTACACCGCCACCGGTTGAGACAGCTCGCGTTTGAGTTGTTCGACCTTCGGTATCTTAGACGAGATTGATATAAGTTCTTCGACGGGATAGGTCAGACCTTCCGTCCGAATGCGATACACCTTCTCGAAGCGGCGACGCAGCGCCCACCAGCCTTGTGCCTTCAGGTTCGCGTAAAAGTCTTTGTTCTTTGGCGAGTTGGCGTCCGATGGAATGACACGCGCCTCGGGTTGGATAACCGCCGCGCCCGCGTTCCACGGCATAAAGTTGAGGTGCCCAGACAGCATGTTCTCCGACCGCAATCGGTTCGCCTCTGCCTTTACACCCGCGCCAATACCCACGCTGTCGTATTGCGTCGTACACGGAGACCGTTGCCGCATCTCGGCGGCGCATCGGCGCGTCGAGAACCCGACATCGCCATCGCCCCAATCATCCGCGTAATTCAAAACCGTGCCTTTGCGGAACGTGAGCGCGTTTAGATCGCCGCCTTCATCCGCAACGTCGAGCGCGCCACTCCATCCGCCTGTATCGTCCCACTGGTAATCCAGGTGGAAGTCAATCGCGGCGCGTACCCATTCTTGCGGGCAGATGATGCCCTGGATCGCAGCCGCCGCGTCGCGGTCTACTTCTTGACGGAAGACGTGGAGAAGTCCTTCGTCCTTTGCCTTCTTCTCGCGCATGGCGTGCCATGCTTCGTCTTTCATCGGATGGTCGCGCCAATCCATAACGAAGACGCGTAGTGCGCCGCGCGGGATGTCCGCGCCTGGATACCAGATAGTGCCGGCCTGTCGTTTCCTATCGAACACCGTTCCCACGCCATGGACCGTGGATAGGTCGATCTGGACATCGGTGTTGTCGCCCAGAGCCGCTTCGATGCTCTCGGGATGCTCGTAGTGGGCGCTCTCGTCTTTGAAATAGATCGAGGTTCGACCGCCACGGCCAATGTTGTCGCCCGCTTCGCCCGTAATCGAGCTTTCGTTTGCGGGGTTGATGATCTTCATGTACGACATGTGCTTGTCGCGGTTAAATCCGCGCGGGAGCAACATCGGGGGAAGACCGTCAACGATCTTGCGGAGCTTCTCGAAGATGGACGAGGGATCGCCCAGCTTGTCAACCAGCTGTTCCTTGCGGCTACCCCACCCGACCGCCGATCCGGGTTTGAAGCGCCAAAGCCAAACCGACATCGCGCAACAAATCCATGTCGCGCCCATATCTCGGCTCTTGTCGATAAGACCGCTTTGCTTCTTGGCGAGGCAATCGACAAGGAACGATACCAGCTCGTCCTGCTTCTTAAACATGATCAGCGGGAGGCGCGTCGGAAGAACGCCGTCCATCGCATTGCGCGGATCGAACGTATCGACCCAGTGATTGATAAACGCTTGCGGGTTCGTCGCGTAATAACTTTCCGCGCGCCAAACATTAAGCGGGTCTTTTGCGTACCAATCCAACTCGTTCATCCGCCACTCGAAGACGGAGACATAATTGGGCGGCCATTGCTCGCGCGTCAGGCTATCCGGAGGCGGAACGCTAGACTCGGGATGCGTTTCTGAGGCGTTGTTCGTACTCAACCGCCGCATCCTTCGCTGTTAGTCCGGCCTTTACCGCTGCGACCTTTGGCTGCGGTGGCGCCGGTTCCATCGTGATCGAAGCGAGACGAGCATGGCAGTAAGGCGCGGCCTCGACCGCGCATTTTTGCGCGTTATCGCGCGCCGCCATCATGCCCTTCATCGAGTTATTCAATTCTTTCAGCAGGTCGGCCAGTTGCTCCGGCGCTGCGTTCTTCAGCAGATCGAGCGTCTCATCGACGTGCTCGGTTAGGTTGTCTGCCTTATCGACCCAGTAATCCATGTTGTTGAGCATCGTATCGAGGGGCGAAGTGCCCGACTTAACGCGCTCGTGGATTTGGAAACGCTGCTTGTACTGCGCTCGCGCCTTCCGCCCGCCCTTAAAGCCGTTCTCTTTCGAGTTGCGACCGCGAGGATCGACAGGCACGGGGAGATTGCTTGGCTGATCAAGCATAACCTGCTAACCCCGTTGATACTTAACAAAAACGAGATCGCTCATGCCGCCACCAGTTCGGAGGCGCTCCGCGACTGCGGTGACACAGGGTCAACGCTCGATTTAAGCTGATGGAGAGGGACCTTATACTCAAATTCCTTTCCCAACAAGCATCCAATGACGATCCCGCAACCTTTTTTGTAATGGGAGAAGCGACCAGGCCGACCGGCCATCGAGCCGATAAGAGACTCGACGGCCTCGCCTGGGATGAACCTTCGCAGTAGTTGCTCCTCGGACTTCGGTGTAAACTCTCCCCGTTCGATCCTACCAATCAAGTCTTCGACCCATCCCATTGGTAGCGCGAGCGGTTCGCGCAGATGCTGCGGCAACAGCTTGATGATTCCACGCGTTCGATTAACAAAGTAACAATCTTCCGCGTGTTCGAGCCGGACAAACACATATCCGGGGTAGAACCGCTGCTTTCGATCAACGAGAGAAGGCGCTATCGCAACAAACTTATCGCGCGAGAGGTTATAGATCGCGGTAGCCTCTAAGCCCGGTTGAGCTTGTGCTACATACCACGCCCCGAATTTCATGCGACGCCGCCCTATTGCCCAGCAAGAAAAAATCCTTGCCGAAAAACCTGAAGGGAATCAAGGGCTGTACGACCTCCATGCACCAAAAAGTTTTCGCACAACCCAACAGACCCCTCTCGACTTCCGGCGCGGCGCGGCGATAATGCCCCCTCGATCTGGAGAGCTTCGCGTGCGAAAAGCACAGCGTTCCCACCTCGAATCTCTATCGCGTCAAATCCCAAAATCTGGCAGTGACCCGTAAAGACTGACGTTACTGACGTCATTGTACACGTGAAATTCTCCCCCTGGTGATAACCCACTGAGGGGACGTGTAGAGTTCGACTTTACTGACGTTACTGACTTGAGTCGCAAGTCGGTAGGAAATTCATGATTCCCGGCGGACTGATTCTCCCCAGTAACGTCAGTAACGTCAGTCTTTATCTTCTATTACTACTTAAGATAGAAAGAGAGAGATTGATTCTTAAAGGGTTTTTCGTACTAACCGGTCCTACGGACTAAAGACTGGCTAGCACGTAAAGACTGGCTAGGACTTCCTGGGCTGTATGGACTTGGACCACATACCGATTTAATTTACCAACCATGCTTTCAACCACGGAGAACCCACTTATGACTGAAGTGAAGATCGTCAAGAACGTCTCGAAGCCGGAGAGCGGTCGCGGGATCGCAACGAAGTATCCGCTCCTGAAGGAGCTGAAGGTTGGCGAGGCACTCCAGGTGCCCCAGGACGAGCGGAGCGCCGCCCGTTCGGCCATGAATTGGATTGCCAAGCAACAGACGCCCGCGTGGGAATGGGAAAGCTGGACGGCGCGCGATCCTGCCGACTCGAAGGCGAAGATCATCTACATCAAGCGTCTGACGTAATTGTCTCGGAGCCGCCCCGCAGCCTCCTGGGCAACGAATAGGCTCCGACCGACAATACTTACCCGTTGAAAGCCAACGGGCGTCTCTTTAACTATAGGCGCGAATAGGGGGAGGTTTGGTGGTTCTTTCCGCCCTCGATTCGGCAAGCCCTCGGTAGGGCCGGTATTCCCGTCCGGCTGTCGGTCCTACTGGGGGCTTTTTCTTTGCCCAGAAAAGGAGACGCTCGATGCACCTCGGACAACGAAAAAGC